TTAGATTTTTTCAATTATATCAAGTAATTCATCATCGCTCTTTTGCATTAAATGCGCGTAGGTTTTAAGTGTTTGTGAGGTTGTTGAGTGCCCAAGTCGTCTAGAAACGGCAATAATATTGGCTCCCTGGTTAATTAATATTGTAGCGTGTGAGTGCCTTAAATCATGTAATCTGATTTCTTTCACACCACTATCTTTAATTGCTTGTTTAAAGTGCCTTGTGAGCGTTGTTTTGGAAATAGGTTCAATGCCACCGAAAATGAACTCTCCTTCGAATTTGAGCACTTCTTTTATCTCTAGGGCCAACTCTTCATGAATCTTCACGATGCGACTGCTGCCTGCGGTTTTTAATGTTCTGTATTTGTTATCTCGGATCATAAATGAATTATTCTTAATATCAAAGTCACTTTTAGTCATCATCCTTAATTCTTCTCGCCTTGCACCTGTATAGAAGAGTGATTTCACCAAAAGTCGAGTTGTTCTATTAGAAATGGAATCCAAGACTTTTGTCATTTCCTCAGCATCCCAAAAAGGGTGGTCAATCTTTTTCCGTTCTGGAATTGTTTCTAATAGTTTAGTGTTGTCCGGCAAATCATAATAAAGGTATGCGTGATGGGCTACGGCTTTAAGGTTTATTATAATTTTATTTTTGTAACCTATTGCATAATCTAAACTTAAAATATTGTTATAGACGATCATCCAATCTTTTTTCGAGATACTCGTGTAACGTTTTGGAAGCATGTTCTTCCAGAATGTATTAGCATAGTATAATTTTTCATTATAGGTTTTATTGGATATTCTCATTTTTACTGAGAGTAAATAAGAATCAAATACTTCTTGATATGTTATAGAATCTCTCTCATGGGTATCGCTTTTGACTTGTCGTCTAAAATCAACTTCAAAATTCCTCGCTTCACTTTTTGTGTCGAAAAGCTTTTCTTTTGTTCGTACAGAACCTTCATCATCTCTATAATTAATTTTAGCTTTCCATCTACCAGAGTTTGTTTTTGTCACTGCCATTGCTATTTACCTCCATTTTTTGTAAAATTAAGGTACAACAAAAGGGAATCTGCGCGATTCTTAGTTGTACTTAGCACCCTGCTCGAACAGGGTGCTTTTAATTTCTAACTTTAATCTAGAATTGCTCTACCCAATATCTCTTCAAATTCTCTAATATCACATTTCGGAGAGACTTTTAGTTTCATATGCCCAGCTTTAGTCCATAATTCAAGCTCTGCATTTACATCAAATAGTTTACCTGCGTTTTCAGTTGACCACATATCAATAGAGCGAAATGGTAATGAATAAATTTCAACTTTTTTCCCAGTTAGGCCTTGTGCATCCCTTACAATTAATCTTTTATTGGTTATTGCTGCTAGATCCCGAATCGTTTTATAACAATGAATAATTTCTTCACCTTCGACAAGCATGTTCAACAAGTCCTGAGTTGGTTCTGCTTTCGACATAAATGTCCACATTAACATCTGATCTGCCATTTTTTTCTCCTCTGCCGTTAGGCCCGTATCTGCGTTTATGCATTTGATACCTATACAAAAACTAATTTCATTACCTTTGTTAGTGAATCAACTTCTCTTTCAACTGAAAGTATATCTTCTGTGTTACACGAGAAGTGGTTTTTCATTACATGAATAACTTCATGAACAGTAGTTTCTTGAAGTTGAAATCTATCAAATCTATTATTTAGAATCACATTAAAATATAATCCATCAAAGTAACAAAACCCTCTAATGTTTGTCCCCATATTTTCTTTTATGCTAATTACAATATTATTAATACTGCAAAAATCTTCGAAACTCACGCACATGCCTCCTATTTGATATTAATCAAGACCTCTCTCTTTTCTGATACCACTTATGATGGTTAAGACCATCTCTAAATCATCTGGAGTAAGATCTTGAGTTTTATCGAATAGTAGCTGTAAGCTTTCGCTATTATATATATCATTGTATATATGAAGTAGCTCAGGCTTATCTTCTAAGTGTTTCAAGTTAGCTTGGTGATCGCCGTAGGTGTTTTTAGATTCCAGATCGTCTTGTTCATCCCAACCTAATAGAAACTCCGCATCTACATTTAACGCGCGTGCAATTACTTTAAGACGATCTAATGGTATCATTCCTGTATCTGAAAGATACCTATGAAGTGTTGTCTTCGGTATATCTGATTCGTTTGCAAGGTCTCCAAGTGACCAACCCTTTCGATTCAGTAGCTCTTTAATTCTTTTTTCTGTAGTGGTCATAACAACCTCCTAATTTAATTTATAAGGATAGTATACTTCTTATGTTCCGAATTTGCAACACAACATTGTGAAATCGACGAAATTCGTTCCGAATATGGTTGACACAATTGAATTAAATTGTTAATATCTGTTTGTACCAAATATGGAACGGAGGTTAATAGATGATAGACAGTAAAAGAATTAAGGTCAGGATGATAGAACTGGATATTTCTCAAAGGGAACTCGCAAGAAGTACAGGTGTTGGCTTGAATCACATAAACGAAGTTATCAATAACAAGGTTAGTCCTCGTCTTGAACTAGTAGATAAAATTTCGATTGCCCTAAATCTGGGACTATTAGAAAAAAGAGAAATTTTTTTACCATAACTGTTCCGAATATGGAACGATAAAATAGGGAGAAACCCGATGACAAGTAAAGAACGAGCATACAGAATCATGCTAGAGGATCCAACTCAATTTGTATCCAAAACAACTATCAAACATTTTATTGGGGCTTCAAATGAAGATGTAATTAACAACATCTTTAATGAATGCAAACGAATTGAACGTTTGAAAACTCCAAAAGAGTTTGATGCAAGACCAACTAAGGTTCAGAAGAAATTAGTGTTTAAAGTTACAGGTATTGATTATAATTTCGCCTTGAAACAATACCTTGCAGATCAAGATAGAAAGGAATCCTTATGAATGCATTACAAGTAATTAAAGAAACAGAAATATTAAATAAAAACTTCAAAATTTATGGAAACACAGATAATCCACTTTTTTTAGCAAAAGATATTGCGGAATGGATCGAATATGATTTATCAAGCGTAAACAAATTAATGAATGTGGTTGACGAAGATGAAAAGGTACGGAAGAATGTTCCGACCCTTGGAGGAATGCAGGAAGCATGGTTCTTAACTGAGGATGGCCTCTACGAAGTATTGATGCAATCTCGCAAACCTATTGCAAAACAGTTTAAGAAGCAGATTAAGAAAATACTTAAAGATATTAGGCTATACGGAAAATATGAGGTGCCACAAACATATTCGGATGCTTTAATGCTTGCAGCGAATCAACAAAAACTAATTGATATGCAAAATCAATTAATCGGTGAATATAAGCCTAAAGTCAACTATATGGACCGCATTTTAAAATCGAAGTCATTGGTAACCATTACGCAGATTGCTAAAGACTATGGAATGAGTGGACAAGCATTGAATAAGTTACTACATAAACTAGGTGTTCAGTTCAAACAATCGGATCAATGGCTCTTATATCAAAAACACCAAGCGAAAGGATATACCCATTCCGAAACAGTTGTAATTGAAGATGCAATTTGCTTAGAGAGAACAGTTATGAATACTAAGTGGACACAAAAAGGGCGTTTATTCCTATATGACTTATTAAAAGATAACAATGTATTACCAATAATAGAACAGGAGAATAACAATGAGTAAAGAAGTATTGCTAAAAGAGGCAACAAGGAATCAATTAATAACAGAATTAAAATCGCGTGAATCAATAACGTCATACGCGGTATTACAAGGAAACGGTGCGACAATCAAAAACGTTTCAGGAAAAATCTCGGTTAGCGGCGAAGCATATATCTTTGTAATCGAACCTAACAAATAAAAAGTTATCTGCTGTAACAGATAACTAATCATTACTAGCCTTTATGACAAGGTTTACAACAAAAATAACAACCATCGAAGTTATATTTACCGGTCTTTGAGGTAGCTCTTGTTATTGCATTTTTGCAATTGTCCTCGTAACCAATATATTCTCGATTCAGCACGGCAGGCATAAATTCACAAGATTCAACATGTACCTCATGGTTCCCACGATTGTCGGTATTCTTGTTGAAGTAATAATGTTTAAGCATTTTATCACATCCCTTCTATAAGGGAATGTTAACACATTATTAAGTATGTATCTATAAAGGAGGAAATAACATGATTAACGCAATGATATCGGTGTCTACCGTAATGGTAACAATACAAGCAGGATCTACACTGCTACTTGCATATGTAGTCATTAAATGGCTCAAAGAGGTGTGGTCAAACGATGAAGCATAAAAAAAGAACACTTATCACGATTGCCGTCCTGGTAGTGTTCCTAGAATCTACTGCTTGTGTTAGTAGTTCTTCTAAATTATCTCATGAAGAACAAGTAATCACAAGTTCAATCGTTAAAGAACCTACTTTAATCGCACCACAACAAGAATTAGAAGAAGTTGAAGCAACAACTGTCGATTACCAATTTGAAGCTCTAGTGAATGCTACATTCAACCTAGAAACAGGATATGGAACAAGTGACCTATGGGTCTACAACAATAATGCAGGTGGTTATAAATGCAACGGATCCACAAACGAACAATGTACCCTGGATAACTACCGAATATTTGATTCTAAATATGAAAGCATCTTGGCACTGCGCGAATTATTAACAGATTATGTCAATACCTATGGATATGACTTACAAGCAATACGAAGTCGTTATTGCGAGAACTGTGGTGAAGAGGACTTAGATACTTTCACTGAACTATATTACAAAGAATTGGAGGCTTTGACATGAGAATGGAGGAACCTTAATGGTCAAGAAAAACAAAAACTTAAATAAAAACTCTAAACGAGCATTCTTGCAGGCTCAACTTGAAGCAATCCAAAAGGAACTAGATGAAGTACCGGAACTAACTAAAGAAGATTTATTGGAATACTTAGAGAGTTATCCTAAATCATTGCGTGAAAGCGAGTTTGCAGATAGCACCATAAAGGTCTACATGCGGGGTGCTAAGAAGTTAATTAACGGATACTCAAGTTCTGATGATTTCATGAGTAAAGATGACTTAATTCAACTGAAGCAAGATTTGCTCGAAGAATATGAAGCAGTATCAACAATCAATTCATACATAACTTCGGTTAATCGGTTTCTATTTTATTGTGATCTGGGTGATTTGAAAATCTCTAAGGTCAAAAGTCAAAACGACAACACGCTTCCGCATCGTATCTATGAACACGAATACAAAAGAATGTGGATGAAAGCAAAAGCATTAGCAAATATGAACTTATACTTTGCCATTCGGATAATGGGCGAAACTGGAGTACGTGTCAATGAACTTCCAAGCTTTACAGTTGCTGCAGTTAAGAATAACTATGTATCGGTTGATAACAAGGGTAAAGTGCGTAGAGTTCCATTACCAGGACCTCTAGGGCGTGAAATAAGAACATTCACCAAGGCATTGGATAAAGATGTCGATAAGGTTGTTAATCTCGAATACAGGCAAATCTATGATGGTTTAAAAGTGGTTGCCGGTATGTGCAAAATAAATAAAAAGAAAGTTAAACCGCATGCATTTAGACATTACTTCGGTTTCAACTTTGTAAATAAAAAAGGCGAGCTTAAACTCGCGCAATTGAGTGATATCCTTGGACACTCAAGTGTTGAAACAACACGAGTTTACACAAGAGGAACATTAGAAGATTATTTAAAATCAATGGAGGATATAAGGTGAATTAAAAGTTTTATTTAGTAGATAGTTTAGGGGTGCTTTGAACAACAAAAATGATTTAAAGTCGGAACTCTCCCGGAATGATTATATTCGTAAAATGACTTATTGGCTACAATGTCGCTGGCTCTTACCAACAAAGTATTAGCTGAATTGCATAGAGTTAGATTGACTGATGAGCCTTTTACCAAAATAGGTTCAAAGAATTTCTGATAGTTATAATTGAAAGAACCGTCAATCAGTTCTGCTGAAATAGCCTCTTTTAACTCATATTTACCGCTAGTTGCTGTAGTGTGTTCATCGAAAAAAATATGAACATTTATAGGTTTTGAAAGATCAACATGGTTGTGATTTCCAGCAGATTGTAATGTAGATTTTATAGTTCTTTTTAATGCATAGTCTAAGAATCTTTGCTTATGCTTTTTGTGAGAGAGAATATCTCTATTAACTCTCTTGCTGTCAATGATGCACGAAAAACGTTGAAATCCATTTAGACTTCTGTACAGTTCACCTTTCAATTTAGGCGTTAAACCATACGATTTTAGTTCATCAGTTTGTGCTAATCCTGTTCTTGATTTGATTGATTTTTCTACAGAAGAATACTTTCGAGCAGCATTGTTCTTTTCTTGAGTTGAAAAGAATACATATCCCGCATAAATGAAGTACCGTGTATTATTATCACCAAAAACCCCTGAGTCATCAATGTAAAAAAAAACATTTTGCATAGATATTTCCTCCATAAAAAAAACCGCACTGGGCGGTTTCCCTCATGGCTGGTGCCGGAATACGACACTTAAACGGTTATTCAGTCCCATGAGTAGACAGTGTGATTTCCACCTGTGCTTACATCTTACAGTGTTAACGAATTGTTGTCAACAATATCAATCCAAATTACAAAAACTATGAATTACTAAAATACATATTAAATGGCAGTAGGAGTGCTTAAAACGATAATTTGGAAATTACAAATAATATACAGGTTATCTACCGAGAAAAACAAAGAAAAGGAGTGATAAATATGTATCTATTAGTTGATGTTACAACTGGAAAAGTTGTGGCTTCAGGTTCAATTCCTGAAATAGAAAAAGAAACTCAAATACATAGAACTCGATTGCATTGGTCATATGCGATGAATGAAAAAATTATTGACGGCCAATTTAAATTGATTAGAAAAGCGATTGAATTTAAATGATTGAACGTAACGGATATATAAAAGTTCATCGTAAAATGATGAACTCAGATGTATTCACAGACTCCAACAAAATGAAGTTATGGATGATCTGTTTATTCAACGCTGCTTATGAACAAACTAGTCAATTAATCAATGGTGAAAAAGTAACATTGAATGCTGGTGAATTTGTTACTGGTAGGTTTGTTCTTGAAGAACAATTTAATAAAGGTGTAAAGAAAGCAAATCGAGTTTCGGGAATTACGTTAATGAGAATGCTTAAATCGTTTGCGAGTTCTCAAATGTTGAACATCAAAACAACTAACAAATATACACTTGTGACTGTGTTAAATTGGAGCGATTATCAAGACAGTGAACAACAAAGTGACATCAAAGTGACATCAAACCGACATCAACCTGACACAAAGAAGAAATATAAGAAATATAAAGAATTAAATAATAAAGATATAGTTCGTATTTTTGATCATTGGAACTCTAAGAAAATTAGAGTGCATCGAACGATGGACGATAAACTTACAAACCAAATTCAAATTCAAATTGATGAACTCGGTAGTGAACAAATTATTATGGCCATTGATACATATGATGCAATCATAAAATCAAAAGAGTACTACTTCGATTATAAGTGGTCACTAATTGATTTCCTCAAAAGAGGAATATCCAAATTTACTGACGAAGAAGTAGCAAAATCAAACTACAAAAGTGGAACAAATGGTTTGGACAGAAAGGAAAAGTATGCAGAAGATAGCACAGAAGGAATTGGATACACTTAGTATCCAGAACGACTACGAAGTTAAATGCAAAATTTGTAATGACAAAGGATTCGTAGTAACTACTAAGGAAGATGCAGAACTTGTTGAAGAAAGAGAAGAAATCATTACAACAATTATTGATGGACCAGACGGCACTACGAAAAAGAAACATACACCGACAGGAGTTTTTAATAAGGTGTATACAAAAAAGTGCATTTGCAAGGTCAAAAGCGACTACATGTATAGGTTGACGGCAGGGGGAATGTCAAATTTTATCAATCATTCTTTCAATAACTTCATTACGAAATTTAAGTGGCAGGAGATCTTCCTCAATTCAGCAAAAGATTTCCGAAAGGATCCTACTCAATTATTTTTCATAAGTGGAATAGCAGGGAGCGGTAAAACACGCTTGTGCTCGACTTTAGCGAATTACCTTGTCTATAAAGGTTATTCCCCTGAATACCTCTTATGGGAGCGAGAAATGGCGGAGGCGACTGATAACTATCGAGCCATTGACTTCAAAAAGTTTAGCATGTGGTCATCGATACCATTGTTATACATTGATGATTTTCTAAAATGTATGGATAACGACATAAATAAACTTACTGACCTAGAGAAACGTACTGCGCGTGCAATCATAAATGCCAGGTACAATAACCCAAAATTGATAACAATCATCAGTACAGAGCTTACAGATGTGCAATTAGAGCGAATTGACAGGTCGTTGTTCAGTAGATTAAAAGAAATGGCAACATCGAAGTACTTACACTTTATGGATCCTAAAGATACAAGTAGAGATATAAGGCATTTGAAATTTATTGGCGAATGGCCAACGGAGGAAATAAAATGAGTAAAAATACAAAAACAACACTAAATGATCTAAACGAATACCTATTTGGAACACTGGATGCACTTTCAAATGAAGATTTAGAAGGAGAGTCGCTTGAAAGAGAAATAAAGCGAGCTAAACAAATAAACGAGGTTGGTAAGACCATCGTTGATAATGCACGTGTTGTCCTAGATGCACACAAACACAAGGATGAGTATGGGTACGGTAACAGAAACACCAAACTTCCAGGAATTCTAGCGATAGATCATGAAGAATAAAAATAAATATAGAAGTGAAGTAGTTGATTTTATACGTAATAATGTAAAAAAACTTACGACGAAAGAGATTGCTGCACTTGCATCAGATTACTTTTGCGAGGAATACACTGTGTCACAGATTGCCAATGCAAAGCTTAGGTACAACATTAAGACAGGGGAGCGTCGAGGAACTTTCATGAAGGGACATGTACCCTTAAATAAAGGTACGAAAGGAATGTTCAATGTTGGAGGCAACAAAACTAGTTTCAAAAAGGGGCAAGAATCCACAAATAAGAGACCCATTGGTTCAGAAAGAATCGATAAAGACGGATATATTATGATCAAGGTTAGTGATGAAAGATATAGCTATAAGAACTGGAAGCCAAAGCATCGAGTAGTTTGGGAATCTGTCAACGGTCCGGTACCCAAAGGTCATAGGATTATTTTCCTTGATCGAGACAAGCAAAATATATCGATTGAAAATCTTATGCTTGTTACTTACGGAACCTCGGCCGTTATGAGTAAGAAAAATTTATTTCACTCTGAACCAGAGGTAACCAAGTCCGGAGCATTAATATCAAGCATTGAGATTCTGACGAATAAAAAGAGTAAGTTAATCGATTAGAAACTATAAAAAATAAGAACACTCTTTCAGCCTTTGTATACAGGTTGTGACGAGTGTCCCGTGAAATAATGAAATTGAACTGTACTAAACTAATTTGAAGAGTAATCTAACTAACCCAAGGAAATAGAAAACCAAAATAATAAAAATAGGAATTGAGAGGAGTGTTTTCACAATTAGATTCAAAACTGGAGATTCAGTCAATAAGTCTAAGTAATTGGTTAAATCACGGCAAATCAATATCACAACGATTGTAGCAGATGAAATCGTTAATAGGAATAATAACCCTGTTAAAAAATCTACATGAATGTATGCAGATGCAAATAGCAAAACATGAAGAATAAATGCAAGAATTGATAACGTGAATTTGTTAAATGCCTGCCTAGCCATCTAATTACCACCTCAGTCTATGCATAAACAATAGCAAATAAGTAAGGGGAATGGAAGGAGTCAAAATAGTTAAAACTATCAAAAAGTAAAAACACTCAAACGTCCATTGTGTAAAGACTGTAATGAGTGTTCTGTAAATGAAAATAACATGCAGGTTATCTGCATAAGAAAGAGAGAAATTATTCATGAAAAGAAAACGTCTATCAGCATTATCCCTAAGTAAAATCGCATTATGCATATCGTTAGTAGCATTTGTTATTAGCGTAGTACGACTGATATTACGATTGCTATGATAGCCAAAACAATTGAAATGATCGAGTAAACTCTCGTTTCAATTGAATCCTTTCTCCCGTCTTCAATCATCTTTTGTTGAAATCCCACAAGGCTAGAAAGATGATTAATTGTTTCGGACTGCTTATTTATCATTTCGGTTTGTTTGTTAACGACTTCGCTCTGCTTCTCGATAGTTACTCGAATAAGTTCATTCATTCCGCTTGATTCTTTAAGGTCCCTTGTCTCTATTTCGTTAGGAATAACGAAGAAATCGCTCTCGGTAAACGAATTTAATTCGCTTAAATCTGGTGATACTATCTTTGCTATTTTCGGGATACTCGATTTAATTGCATCTTGTAATTTCTTTATTTGATCATTGGAGATAGGTCATCATCCTTTCTTAGTAAAATAATTGTAACATATAAAATACTAAAAACTATCCAACTAAGAAATATCAATCTTAGTCACTCTATAAAGGCTTTGAGTAGTATTTGCGAATTTCAAATAAGATACAGGTTATCTACCTGTTAGAAAGAGCCAATATGATAAAAAAAGCAATTAAGAAACTAAAGTGCGATCACAGAAATATTAAGTATATCGGTAAGAATAAGAAATCAGTAAAGCAATTCAAATGTATACAGTGCGGAACTGTTGGTAGCTCAGACATAGCAGCAAATTACAAATCTAAGTTAGTCGAACGGAGTATTGAAAAATGACACATAAATACAAAGGACAAAAAGTTAAACTTCATGGAATATTTCAACACTCATATGTAATTCGCCCATCAATATCAATGGGTGGCCACAATGGAGGTCAAATGGCTTGTCCAGTTGCTGTGATTGAATATGAAAATGGAGATATCAAACAAATACAAGATATTCATGAATTGAAAGGATTGAGTGACAAAGAATAAAAAAAAGTGCTTTTGGCACTTACAGTTTCTTATGAGCGAATGAATCAATCACAGTTTCAAGATTTTTGATAAATTTACCTAGGTGGTATCCGTCAGTCACTGCATGATTAACCTGGATTGATAACGGAATTGTTACTCTATCATCATTCTTCGATAATTTACCGAAGGTGAATATCGGGAGTAGGTATCCATGACCTTTCGGAAGATGAAGTGAAAATGATGTAAAATCAACCCAAGGAATCATTGAAATATTGAACGAATTGATTGGCTTATTCGACTGAGGCGACATTTCCAAGCTTGAATTGTGTTCGGCTATTATTTCATTCATTGAGGAATCGAAGTCCAAAATTGACTCTTGAAATTCGCTCCAAAGCTCCATAAAAGTTTCATTCTCACTGTTTAGTACAGTGAATGATGGTTGAAGATTGTCAAAAAGAATCAATTGATCATCCATCAGGCTATAGCGAAATTCATCAATACTGTTTACTGCAGCAGTAAGAGACCAAACGAGTGAACTATAAAGCTTAATATTATTGGCTTTTGAAAAAGTGTATAGATAGGTTATATCGAGTTGGATTACTGAAGAGAAAGAACATGGAACATTATTCATATATGATTCATACCATTGTTTTCTCTTCCATTCATTTATATTTATAGTTGTGTACATATTTCCTCCAAGTGTTTTCAAAAGAAAGTATAACACAACATCGTAATAAAGATTGAAAAGGTATATTTATAAAACAATCATTTGAACCGCTTAAATAGCGGCACAAACTACATTATTAAAATTCAAGAAAAGATATACGTATTCTTGAATATCTAAAACAAAGAAAAGAGGACGAATTATGAAAGTTTTAATCGGAAATGCAATCATTGAAAAAGAAAGAATCGAAAGAGTTTCTATTGATAGACGATACAGTTTCTTCGGATTTAAGTATGTAGATGTTGATGTATTGATAAAACGCACATTACCTCAAAACGCATTAATTTCCGCTCCTAGATTCGATTACGAAACAATTACTGTTGCAACCTTCAGGGGTAGACACCAAGAAGAAAAGGTATCGAAACTAATTGAAGAAATATACATGATAATCAATCGAGACGAAACGATTGAAGGTGACTATCAATGTTCTTAATTAAAGAAATTCTTGTCGGTTCTGCTGCAATTCTACTGATCTTAGTCATCTGGTTAACAATCTTCAGACTTGTGAAGTCAACTTTCTTTAATAACAATAAGCAAGGTTGAATTATGAACGGAAATCCTACGACTGACACAAAGATATTTGTTAGAAGATTATCGCTGCTTCACTTTTATGAAGAGGAAGTCAAAAGATTTAATGATGAACTTCAACATTTAGAAAAAAGCATATCTACTGCATCTACATCAAATTCTTGGGGAGTATCAGTTCCATATGGCGAAAGTGAGATCATAGATGGCAAAAAGGTCTTGATTAAGTACAGAAATGAATTTCTTCCTGTAACTAGAAATGGATATCATCAACCAAACCAAGACATACTTTGGAGAATGGAAGAACTTGAAACAATGATTACGCAGTATGAAACTGAAATAAACTACATTAAAGATATACTGGACATCTGCTCCGAAACAGTAAGCAAAGCAGTAGTGAGGTATTACTTAGAAGATGAAACGTGGCAAAATATCGCTGATTCGATTCCTATAAATAGGTCGGCCCTTGAGAGGAAAATCGAAAGAGAATTAAAGCACGCTTTAAAAGGGGCAATCGCCCCCTAAAAGCCGTGATATACTTCTAGTATCAGAAATTGTCCATGAAGGACAAACTGAACCGATTGAAAAATATCGGTACTAGAAAACTATATTCGATGCCATCCTATCCACACAGTAGCGAGTATAGTTTTGTGGTTAAGCCACACACGTGCCAGTATTCATATTTCCTTCTACCTAAGCTCCGCTAGTCCAGTGGAGCTTTTGTATTGTAGTAATTCGAATTAAGCGGAGGTATCAATGAGAAACAATGAAAGAGCAGATCATAAAGGAGCCCACCGCGCTGCTTATGAAAGAAATCGTAAAAGAATTTTAATAACACAAAGAGTTTGTGGAATATGCGGCAAGCCTGTCGATCGCTCAATTAAATCGCCAAATCCCTTGGCGCCGTGTATCGACCACATTATTCCAATATCAAAAGGCGGTCACCCTTCTGATATCGAGAACCTACAACTCGCACACTGGACCTGTAACAGACAGAAATCAGATAAACTTTTTAAAAATAACGAACCAAAAGAAAAGGTTATCTTAGGTAACAGGAACCTACCATTGAGCAGAGATTGGACAAAATATAGAAGCAAACTTTGAACAGAACTCTGAAATAGATAGGGGGGTACCCACCTCCCTATCGCTTCATTCGGACTACACTGTCTCACTGTACAAATATTCTCACGGCAAAACACGTGTTTTTTTTGGAAAGGATTAATATGGAAAATTATCGAGGAATTGATTATTTAAGAATTAAACTAAACAAGCATTCGAGAAGAATACGGCTTAGATACAAGCAATATGACATGAAAAAAGTTGACATATCACCAGGTATTACAATACCGATTGCATTGAGGGCGCAGTATAATTCTGTGCTCGGATGGTGCACGAAATCTGTCGATAATTTGGCAGATAGACTCATCTTTCGAGAGTTTTCGAACGATAATTTTAAAATAAATGAGATTTTTTCAATGAATAACCCTGATGTTTTCTTCGATAGTGCAGTTTTATCTGCTCTAATCGCATCCTGTTGTTTTGTATATATTTCAGATGATGGAACGGGATATCCCCGACTTCAAATTATTGAAGCGGATAAGGCAACTGGAGTTATTGATCCTATAACCGGTTTATTGTCGGAAGGATACGCTGTGTTGCAAACAGATCAATACAGCAAACCAGTAATTGAAGCCTATTTTACTCCAGAATATACAGAGATATTCAAAAATGGAGTATCGGATAAAAAAATAGACAATCCTACACCATACCCGTTACTCGTTCCAATCATTCACCGACCAGATGCCGTAAGACCGTTTGGTCGTTCTAGAATTTCTCGAGCAAGCATGGATATACAGAAAAAAGCGAAACGGACATTAGAACGTGCAGAAGTTAGTGCTGAATTCTATTCATTTCCGCAAAAATATGTAGTGGGAACAAGCCCGACAGCTGATCCTTTCGAAACATGGAAAGCAACAATTTCATCAATGCTGGAGTTCACAAAAGATGAAGATGGAGACTCTCCAAAACTTGGACAATTCACGCAACAATCAATGAGTCCATATACAGAACAATTAAGAATGAATGCTTCATTATTCTCGGGCGAAACAGGACTTAGTCTTGATGATTTAGGTTTTGTGTCTGATAACCCTTCTAGCGCAGAAGCGATTAAAGCATCTCACGAGAATTTGAGAATGATGGCGAGAAAAGCTCAAAGAACATTCGGGAGTGGATTCCTCAATGTCGGATACCTTGCAGTGTGCATGCGTGATAAGCAGACATACGAACGAAAAGAATTTTATAAAACAAAAGCAAAATGGGAACCAATTTTCGAACCGGATGCTACGACTTTCGGGTTAATTGGAGATGCTGCATCTAAGATTAATATTGCTGTTCCGGGGTTCATTGATGAAGAGATACTAAGAGACCATCTTGGATTAGGGGGTAAAAAGGATGAATGACATTGCTCCTGATTTACTAAAAAAGTTAAAAAAATATTTCGCCGAGAAATACAATAACGATCCAGAAATCAAGAGAATACTTAATCTTGAAAACCTAAGTTATGCAGATGCAAACAATTTTGCGATCAGAGTGGGTGAGATCTTGGCAAATACATATCAAGAATTGTTGACTCCAGTAACTCTTCCAGATGGTCGAATGTATTGGAATATTGCGGAACGAATAATCGAACCAACGATGAAGCATAATTTTGATATAATCAGTAAGTTTACTTCTCGCGTTCAATCCTACTTAAACAAAGAAGCGGGATTAGGACTCAAAGCAATCAAACCACAGTTGAATGAGGACCGAATAAAGGGAATACTGGAACGACTCGCAGCAGAAGAACTATACGCTGACATTAAGTGGATATTGAATGAGCCAATCGTGAACTTTTCACAGAGTATTGTTGATGACAGTATTAAAGCAAATGCCGAATTTCACGCACGTGCAGGTTTAAAGCCTAAAGTAGTTAGGGTTTTGGACGGAACAGGTTGCGAATGGTGTAGAAGCCTTGCGGGTGAATATTCATATCCAAATGTACCGAGTGATGTTTACCGTAGACATGAAAAATGCAGGTGCACCGTTGAATACAAAACCGGAGACGGGCGAATTCAAAACGTTCATTCAAGAAAGTGGATTTAGTATTTTTTAGAAAGGAATGTGAGCATGGCTAAGAAGGGAAGTCAAAAACCAACTCAGTCAATCATACTCTCGGCTAAAAACAGTTTATTTGAAGATGCTGTCAATCTTTATGAAAAATCAGGAAGAAAAGCGCGGCAATGGCAAATTAATCTTTTGAAAGCAATTCTGTCGAGAAATAAAAAAGGATTGTGGGAACACACGAAATTCGGTTGGTCAATTTCTAGGCGTAACGGGAAAAATGAGGTAGTTGCACAACGAGAAATGATTGGAATCGTAATGCTTAGTGAGAAAATACTTCATACAGCCCACAGAACGACAGCAAGTCACGAAGCGTGGGAACGCCTAACAAATTTATTGGATAGTGCAGAAATTGAGTATGAATCTTTAAGGGCATCCGGAAGAGAGAGAATCACTATTTCGGGCGGTGGTAAAATCGAATTTAGAACTCGGTCATCGAAAGGGGGATTGGGAGAAGGATTTGATGTATTAGTAATCGATGAAGCTCAAGAGTATACGGACGACCAAGAATCAGCACTTAAATATGTTATCTCAGCAAGTGAAAATCCACAGACACTTTTTTGCGGAACCCCGCCTACACCACACTCTAGCGGAACTGTATTTACCAATCTTCGAAATAACACTTTAGCGAAGTCTGTAAAAAATGCCGGGTGGGCAGAATGGTCTGTTCCTGAACAAACAGATCCTTACGACAAAAAAGCATGGTATGCAACAAATCCATCACTTGGGCAAGGATTAACAGAAAGATCAATCGAAGATGAAATAGGTAACGATGTGATTGATTTCAATGTTCAACGTTTGGGATTGTGGCTGAAATACAATCAAAAATCAGCTATAAGTGAAGCAGATTGGGAGTCTGTTAAAGTTGAAAAACTTCCGATTATTAAAGGTAAGTTATTCGTTGGTATAAAATATGGTGTCGACGGCACAAATGTGGCACTAAGTATCGCTGTCAAAACTGAAGACAATCGTGTCTTTGTAGAAAGTATTGATTGTAAGTCGATTCGTCACGGAACTGGTTGGATATTAGATTTCATTAAGAAAAGCGATGTTGAAAAAGTTGTGATAGATGGAGCAGGGGCACAAAACATACTTGCGCAAGATATGAAAGAGTATCGGATTAAAAATCCAGTACTTCCAACTGTCAAAGAAGTCATTATTGCTAACTCATCGTTTGAGAGGTCGCTATATCAAGATAAACTATGTCATTTAAACCAGCCATCCCTGACACAAGTTATTGTCAATTGCGAAAAAAGAAATATCGGAACTAATGGAGGTTTTGGATATAGATCGCAATTTGAAGAAAATGACATATCTCTCATGGATAGTGTCATATTGGCGCATTGGGCTTGCATTGAAAGCAAACCAGTTGCACCTCAAAAAATCAGGTATTAAACAAACACCAAAGCGGTGTTTTTTAATATTTTTACTTACGCGTACGCCATGCGGGAAGGCGGAAAAGAGGTTATGTTATGGAAGAATTTAAAGTAATAGAATCGCAAGAAGCTTTAGATGCAATTATAGAGAAACGTCTTCGCAGGGAGCGAGAAAAGTATTCAGACTATGATGAAATCAAAGCTAAAGCTGACAAATATGATGATCTTGAACAAACGACAAATTCGAGAATACTCGAATTAGAGACGATAATTCAAGAAAAAGATGGCAAATATACTGATTTTGATAACCAAATCAACCAATTAACCGGAGATAACCAAAAACTTAGAATGTCAGAAATGAAAACTCGAGTCGCATACGCTCACGGTATACCATTTGATTTGGCACAAAGACTTTCGGGTGACGATGAAGAAAGTCTCATTCAAGACGCACAAGCACTATCATCATATATAAAAGGTCCATCGTACGTGGCACCTCTAAAAGATACAGATGCACCAAGCGACAATAGAGCGCATGCATATCAAAATTTACTTAATGTAACAGAAACAGGAGAATAAAAATGTCAGAAACATTATCAAGAGGAACATTATTTGATCCAGAATTAGTAACAGATTTAATCAGCAAGGTAAAAGGGCGCAGTTCATTGGCCGTTTTATCGAACCAACAACCGATTCCATTTAATGGTCAAAAGGAATTCATCTTTACAATGGATAGCGAAGTAGATGTTGTTGCTGAAAATGGCAAGAAATCACATGGCGGAATGTCTTTAGATCCAGTGATTATCATGCCAATTAAAGTCGAATATGGCGCACGAGTTTCAGATGAATTCTTGTATTCAACTGAAGAAGAAAAAATCAAAGTTCTTGAAGCATTCAATGATGGATTTGCTAAAAAGGTAGCCAAAGGAATCGACCTCATGGCTTTCCACGGAATCAATCCACGAACAGGTGCTGCATCGACGGTCATCGGAGATAACCACTTTGATAAGAAGGTCACACAAACAGTCGATTATGTCGCTTCTCAAGTTGAAGAAAACATCGAGGCTGCAATCAACATGGTCCAAGGTTCCGAAAATGTGGTTACAGGAATTGCGTTAGATACTACCTTATCTTCAGCGCTAGCAAATTTAAAAGTAAATGGCGTAAAACAATATCCTGAATTAGCCTGGGGCGCAAATCCGGGTGCAATCCGCGGATTAAAAGCAGATATCAACAATACTGTGTATAACGCATCAAGCAAAGATCACGCCATCGTTGGTGACTTTGCAGATATGTTTAAATGGGGCTATTCGAAACAAGTTCCGTTCGAAATCATTAAATATGGTGATCCAGATAACTCAGGTAAAGATCTTAAAGGTTATAACCAAGTATATCTTCGTGCAGAAGCTTATGTCGGATGGGGGATTATCGATCCGTCTGCATTCGCTCGCGTCGTAGAAGTCAAAGTGGAGGGATAAAACATGAAATACATAAATACTAAAACGGGGGCTATCATCGATAGCCCCTGCAATATTTCTGGCGGTGACTGGAAAGATTTTCAAGAACAAAAAAAACTCACTTCACCTGTTAAGGAAATTGAAAACGATAACAAAGGCACACCGATAACTCAAGAAACAGGAAATGAAGATGATGATCTGTTGATTAAATCAAAGCCTGAGCTTGTGGTATTGGCAGAAGAGTTAGGATTAGGAAACCTCAACAAACTCAACAAACTCAACAAACCTGAAATCATTGATAAAATAAATGAAGCGCTTAATGACATTGAGGATAATCAAACAGAAGGATTAGAAGGGTAGATCTCGATGGAACCATTTGCAACTGTTGAGGATGTTAAAAATCTATTTCGTGATTTACTCAATGAAGAAATAACACGTGCAGAAAAACTACTTCCGATTGTCTCAGATTCACTTCGTGAAGAAGCGTTTAAAGTAGGTAAAGACATCGATGCTATTATGGCAGAACGTGCAAGTTATAAAAATGTCGTCAAATCAGTTACGGTCGATATTGTAGCACGGGTCCTTATGACTTCAACAGAACAAGAGCCTATGGTTCAATCCAGTGAGTCTGCACTGGGATATTCGTTTAGTGGTACATTTCTTGTTCCAGGTGGCGGACTTTTCATTAAAAACTCCGAATTAAGCCGTCTTGGGCTACGTAGACAAAGATATGGAGTCATCAATCTATATGACACGGATTAAAGGTGAAACTATTAAGCTGATTTCTTTTGCTTCTACCGGTGACAAAGACCCTTTCGGCAAAGAAATAAAGACTGAAGTACCTACATCGGTAGATAATGTTCTGATTGCGCCTGTGTCTGCGGACGATATCGTTAATAATCTTGAATTGTACGGTAAAAAAGCTGTCTATGTTCTCGCTATCCCTAAGCGTGATGAGAATCATTGGGAAGATTGCGTTGTAGAATTCTGGGGCGAACGCTTTAAAGTATTCGGAAAACCACTAAAAGGGATGGATGCTCTAATTCCTTTAGATTGGAACAAGAAAGTGATGGTCGAACGATATGAGTAAACCAAAAATCGAATTGAATAACAGCGCGATCAGAGATTTGCTACGAGGCGAAGATGTGCAAAATGCATTATCATCAAGAGCAAACTCAATAAAATCAAAACTCGGTGAAGGTTATGAAACGGATATCTATGTCGGTAAAAACCGCGCCAATGCTAGTATAAGAGCTGAAAGCAAAGAAGCAAAGCGCGATAATAAGAAAAATAACACGCTTCTTAAGGCGATGAACTTATGATTGAACCATTAATTGTAGAGCACTTATCTGATAAATTGTCGGTATTTGTAGGGCTCGAACATCCTGATGAAAAACAAGATTCTTATGTGGTTTTTGAAAAGACGGGTTCAACTCGTTCAAATCATTTAATTGGATCGATGTTTGCGTTTCAAAGTTATGCGAATTCCAAGTTTGAAGCTTCAGTCCTAAATCAAAAAGTCATTGATGCGATTTTATCACTTGAACATTTTAACAGGGTTGTAAGTGTAAAGCTGAATAGCGACTACGATTTTACAGATACCGAAACAAAACGATATCGCTACCAAGCGGTATTTTTAATTAAACATTACTAAAATGAAAATTAAGGAGGCATTATATGTCAAAACAAGAATACGTAACATATGGAAAGCCTAAAGTCGGTGGGGCGGTATCAATCGCTCCGATTGGAACTAAAGCGCCAACCGATGCGAAAGCGGCTCTAGATGCTGCTTTTAAGGGATTGGGATATATCAGTGAAGATGGTCTTGTGAACTCGAATACCCCAGAAATTTCAACTCTAAAATCTTGGGGCGGAGATACAGTACTAGCGATGCAAACAGGCAAGCCTGACACCTTTGCATATACCCTTATTGAGGCGTTAAATGTTGACGTCATGAAACAAGTCTACGGCGGGTCAAATGTTACAGGAACCCTTGAAACTGGAATCACCATCAAGGCAAATGCAAAAGAAACCGAACCCAATTTGGTTGTAATTGATATGATCTTGAAAAATGCGCTCAAACGTATCGTAATTCCGCATGCTCAAGTTATTACGGTTGGCGATATCACGTACGCCGATGAAAGTGCAGTAGGCTACGAAACGACAATTCAAGCCTTCCCTGACAGTGAAGGTAACACGCACTTCGAATACATCATCAGCGCAGAAAACGTCCAAGAAGCTTCGGCACCCGTAAATACGGAAGGTGGTAAATAATGCTTAAAGGAATCACAAAATCAGGCTTTAATTATGAGGTAACAGATGAACGCTTGGATGATTATGAGTTAATCGAAGCTCTTGCTGAAGTTGATACAAACCCGATTTTACTTCCGAAAGTAATTAAACTACTTCTAGGAGAATCGCAAAAAAATGAATTGATTGATCACATCAAAGTTCAGAATGGCAAAGTTCCAATGAGTAAAATATCAGAAGAAGTATTGGATATTTTTAACGGAACGGGTAAAGAAATAAAAAACTCCTAATCCTCTCCAGGATGATAAGCCTCGATGAAGAAGCTTTAATATGCGATTTAGCAGAGACATATCATATATACGAATATAAGAGGCTACCTATGAGATTGGTAGCCTCTTTTGCTAATGGTTTACGCGAGGGTTCGAGAATTCGAATGATTATGTCAGTAAGTAATGTTTCAACCGAAACACTGCTACTAGCTTCTATTTTCGACAAACTGAACATACTTATTTGGCAAAATACGAAAGATGGCCGTAAGGGCGCAAATAAACCAGTGAGCCTTGCAGCAAAATTTATCGAGGTTGAAGCAAAGGAAAATTCGTTCACCTCTGGGGAGGATTTTGAGAAAAGAAGAAATGAATTACTGGTAGAGATTGGAGGTGTTGGAAATGGCGGATAGTGGAGGGCCAATCGCAAAGTCATTCTTGCAAATAGTTCCTACGACAAAAGGCTTCAAGGAAGCTTTAACAAAGGATATTGATGGTCCATCTGAAGAAGTCGGAAGAAGTGCCGGAAATAAAATTGGAACTGCGTTAAAAGCAGCTTTAGTTGCTGTGGGTGTTGGGAAAATACTTAAAGATGCGATTACTGCCGGTGGCGAACTTGAACAAAACCTTGGGGGAACCGAGGCTGTATTCGGGCAATTCGCAGATAACATAAAGAATAGTGCACAAGATGCCTATCTTAACATGGGACTATCGGCTTCAGACTATATGGCAACAGCAAATAAAATGGGTTCGTTGTTTCAAGGGTCAGGAGTAGAGCAACAGAGAGCACTTGATCTAACATCGTCTGCGATGCAACGAGCAGCCGATGTGGCTTCTGTAATGGGGTTAGATACAACAATGGCGATGGAGTCGATTGCTGGTGCTGCAAAGGGGAACTTCACAATGATGGACAACCTCGGTGTCGCTATGAACGCTACTACACTCCAAGCATATGCACTTGAAAAAGGTATTAATTTTGATTGGAATACAGCAAGTAATGCCGAAAAAGCAGAACTCGCAATGAAAATGTTTATGGATAAAACGACACAATACGCAGGTAACTTCGCGCGTGAATCTGCCGAGACATTCTCTGGGTCCTTGGGTGCAATGAAAGCATCTTGGCAAAATGTTTTAGGTAATATGGCGACAGGTGCGGATATTAGTGCTCCCTTAGAAACTCTGAGCACGAGTATTATTAATTTTGCAAAGAATGCATTACCTATGGTAGGAAATGTTTTAATGCAACTACCTACTGTATTGGTTGAAGTATTGACATGGGCTGTGCCGCATGTAGTTGACATGGGATTAAAGGTAATCGCTTCTTTAGTTCAAGGAATTGCTGAAGCATTACCGACACTGATTCCGGCAATGGTTGATGCAATAACTTGGATTGTGCAAGCTATAGTTGATAATATTCCGATTATCATTGAAGCCGGTGTTCAGTTGATCCAGGGTCTTATTGAGGGGATTATGAATTCTATCCCTATCTTAGTAGAAAGAATTCCTGAAATTGTAAATCAATTAGTAGGAACTTTACTTACGTTGATACCACTTATTATCGATGCAGGTATTAAATTATTTGTTGCCCTAGTTCAGGCACTACCGCAAATAATTATGGAAATTGTTTCGGTGTTGCCGCAGATCATTGATAGTGTTATTACAACACTACTTGATAATTTACCTTTATTAATCGATGCAGGTGTTCAACTATTTGTTGCACTTGTCGAAAATTTACCATTAATCATAAGTGTTCTAGTTTCAAAAATTCCAAGCATAATCTCAAGTTTAATTTCAGGATTTATGCAAAGTGTTCCGAAACTAGTTAGTGCGGGCTTTACACTGTTTGTTGCTCTCGTACAAAATTTACCATCGATTATCTCTCAAATTGTGGGAGTAATTCCACAAATAATATCGGGGATTGTATCGGGGTTCTCGAATGGAATTAGCCAATTATTCAATATCGGTGGTCAAATGATGGATGGCTTAAAAAATGGAATTGCCAATGCAGCATCGCGCGTTGTTGAAGGGGCAATGGAGGTTGCATCCAATATCCTTGGAGGAATTAAAGGTTTCTTCGGTATTCGCTCACCATCTAGAGTCATGGCGGAAGTCGGAAAGTTCCTAGATGAAGGATTGGCTGGCGGTATTTCGGATAATATGAAACCGATAACTAAAGCGATGGATGCTGTTGGCGATATAGCTAATCAATCTTTCGAAAGTCAAATTGGTTTTGCTATTGCCGACCCTGATGGATTCAATAACACAGTCAATTCAATTGAACAACAACTTACTGTATCCCAAGGTCAGAAACAACCTGCTGTGCTAACATTCAATTTTGGAAATCGTGTTTTTGAGGCATTTGTTGAGGACATAACGGATGTTCAAAACAAAAAAATTGATCTTCAACTGAAATACTAAGGAGCCACTATGGATAAACAAAAATATTGTACACTTACCTTTAATGGCCGGACAATCGATGAACTAGTAAAGGGATATACGACGATTAACGTCGAGGGAAGATTTCTATCGTCTAATGTGTTAAACTCAGCATCAACGAATGCCGATGGTGAGTTTTTGCTTTCCAAAAGAAAAGCCGCGAAGATATTAACAGTGCATTTTCTTCTTAAAGCATCCTCTAGTAAGGAATTTCTTTCGAAAACCAAGAAAATTAACGAAATGCTTCAGTCCGATGGGCTTGTAAAAGTTAAGTTTGGGGACGAGGAGTATTACCGTATGGGGGTTGTGAGTGATATAAGTAATCCTCCATATGATAGCCACCAAGGGGTTGGCTCAATTCAAATTTATTGTCCAGACCCGTTTGCATACAGTGAAATTGTACAAACGACCCAAGAAATTAAGTCTGAGTATCCATCGTTTCCTGTGAAGATAGAAAGTATCAAAACAACAATATCCGGTGCGGCTTCTAAGCTAATTATTCGTAACGAAACAAGAGGGTCAAAGATTATTTTGAATTATGATTTCGAATCAGAAGATTTAATCGAAGTCACAATGGAAACAATTAAAGTCAATAATGTCGACAAGAGAGAAATCTTGGACTTTGTTTCAAGTGATTATTTAAACTTCGAAATATACTCAGGTGACGTAATAACTCTTTCTTCTAATGATCCATTTGCCATTGAATACAGAGAGAAGGTGCTTTGATGAAAGGCGCCTTTTTATTTGATAATAACAAAACTTTAATCAAAAGCATCCAATCGTTAGAAATGCTCGAAAATACTCAGGAAATGGAGTTGAATGGCTTGATTACTGCTTCGATATCTTTTAAGTACATGGAAGAAATTGAAGACGCTGCATACTTCGGAGTGAAGGACAGCAATACGTTTTGGCTCTATAAAATTAGAGGACTTACTAAAGAGAACGATTCAATAAAATTTAATGGTGTGCATATCTTGTTTGATGACTTGAAAGGAAGACTTGTCGAAGAAATGCGTCCAAGTGGTGTAACAATTTCAATTGTTATGTCTCGAATTCTTGAAAACACTGGATGGACATTAGGTATTGTTCAAAGTAACTCGGTAGCGTCATCTAGCTATTATAGCCAATCTACTTTAAGTGCCTTTGCAGATGCAATCGAGAAGTGGGATGTGGAATTTGAACCGCGCTTAACGTTTGTCGATGGAATCATCGTAAAGAAAGAAATCGATATTTATGATAGATTGTCCAAAGATTATGGAAGATGGTTCGAATATGGCGACAAGCTTATTTCAGTTACTGCAGAAACTTCTACCGATGACCTATTTACTGCGTTCATGGGACGCGGAAAAGGCGAACAAATCGAAGGTACGGGCGGTTTCGGAAGAAAGATTACTTTTAAAGACATTGAGTGGTCTAAATCTAAGGGGGATCCCGTCGATAAACCGAAAGGTCAATCGTTTGTGGAGCTTCCATCCGCGACTAAAGAGTTCGGATATAATGGCTTGGTTCCAAAAATTGGCATTATTGATTTTTCGGACATTGAAGACAAAAGTGAACTTCTTGAACGAACCTACAAATACCTTGTTGAAAATGCAAGACCTAAAATTCAATTCAAAGGAAGTGGACTAGCCGCTAAAGATATCGAATTGGGCGAGACATGCGCCGTGATTCATTCTGACATGAACATTAGATATAAAACCCGTGTATTCAAGGTTAAACGAGACTTTCTTAACGAGGAAGTAATACAGTTTGAGTTTGGCGATAAAGTTGTATTAAGTGTGGCCCAGCGCCAAAAAGACGAAGACAAGAAAAATGAAGCTGTTCAAAAAGAAAACGACGATCGTTTCGAAAAAACCTTAGAAAAAATCAATGAATCATACTTCAATGGCGATGGCCATAACTACGAACTTAAGTCGGGAAACCCTTATGGACTACCTGCTGGTTATTATAGTTTTGATAAGCCCATCGATATGAATCCTGAAGAAGTAATTGGAATGAGTGCAGGAAAACTTGTGATAGCGAACAAAAAAGACGCGACGGGCCAATGGGAGTTTAGGACATTTGGAACTGGAAACGGCTTTGTGGCTGATGAAATAACCGCAGGCACATTAAATGGTAATTTACTACAAGCGGGAACAGTTCTGGCAGAAGCAATTAGCGTAAATGCTAAACAGGATATTCGCGAGGGTCTTGCAAAAACAGCTGACTTGGAAGTGACTTCCGAGAGATTATCTTTCGAAATCGATGAAAGAAAACTTGGGGAAGAATATTTACGTGCGGAAATGGTCCAAACAGTTACAGACTTCAGCTTGCAATTCCAAAAAGAAATAGAACTTCAAGGTGGTGAAATCGAGAAAATTAATTCATACTTCGATTTCAATATCGATGGCTTCGAAATTGGAAAAGGAACGAGCGATTTTTCGATTCTACAAACCAATGATGGTATCTACTTGAACCATAAAGGTGTACCGATATCTAGTTGGCGAATTGTTGAAGGAGTTCCGCAAATGGATGTTACTGCATTGATTGTCCTAGAGCGAATTATCATGGGAAACCATGTAATTATGAAACATAAGAACCAGGATGAATTAAAAAGCGGTACCTTATGGCAGCATATGAGAAAGATGGGGTGATGTAGATGGCATGGGTTAAAGCGGCGAGTAAACCATTTCCTAACGATAGTCGTTATGTGGCTGAGATTTGGTATGAAATTGGAGATCAAAACTTTCAAGATAATACAACTCAAGTTAGATGGGAACTAGGGATCCGAAAACTTAGCGGTGACGGATATTGGGATAGTAGTAAAAATAGTTATCTTACATCACAATGCTACGGCGAAAGTTACGACATTCCTTTCAGTTATGACTTTACGAACACAAGCTATATCGCCATTGATTCGTGGTCATGGAGATCTGTTCAGCATTCATATGATGGAACTAAGTCTATAACAATGTGGACGAAATTCAGCCTTACAAGATTTGGTTATGTTGAGTTTGGATATAATCTGACACTTCCAACCATCCCTAGACACGTCGCGTTCACTCCCGCATGGAACACTAGTCTCAAGGCGCGTAGATTTGGGTATAAGGTTTCGATGCCTAGTTCCTCTCACTCATGTAATATCACGCTCCGAGGGAAAACTGATGGCACAGAAAATTTTTGGTCTAAATCGTTAAGTAAAGCAGAAGAAATCGTCGCACCTTTATCCGATGATCAATATAAAAAACTTGCGGAAAGTTTTGCAAGCGTGAACCTTAAGCCGTTAACATGGTTAGTTGAAACATTCATAAATGGAAAATCAATTGGAACCAAGTCATATAGTGAAAACATTGTCTGGGATATTCAATACATTCCACCGGAACTTTCATATAGTTTAATTCAGCCCACTTCGTTACATAACGACCTTAAAAATGAAATTCTTATTGGCTATACAAAGATTAAAGTAGTAGCGACATCTAAAACGCAACCATTTCAGAATATGTGGGTTCCTTCAGATAAATGGAAAACAGCATTAAACGGTATTTATAAAAACGGATCTTCAAGTACACATGAGGTTACGAAGGATTCATTAATCATCGGTTCTCAATGGACTGATAATCACCAAAAAGTAAGTTCAATGGCTCAGAGTGTAGATGAAAAAGCTATACCGTATACACGACCAACCGTGAAAATCGAACAACTTAAAAGGGTGAACGCATTAGGGAATGACGATTTACTAGGAACTAATGTTTTTGTGAAAGCAACTATCGGATTCAACCCACTGAACAATAAAAACGGTATTATTCTAGTTCAAATTGGAATTGGGTCATATGCGACTATCACAACTCAACAGTTGGCTGATGGTCACACAATTACGAATGTTGATATAAATAAGGCACACACGATCAATATTAAGGTAGCGGATAAAGTAACGACCGATAATGTGTTTTCATCGAACATCTCCAGTGGTAGTGTTGACTTATACATAGGTGGAAACGGTGAAGTCGGTGTCGGTATGATCAATAACAAAGATGCTAACTCGCTACAAGTTAAAGGGCAAGCATATCAAAACGAAAATGATCCGATTAAGGATTTCTTTGCTCAGCCAATTGCTTTAACTACAACTATAAATTTTAATGATTATTGGAAAAGAGGGATTTATTCCCTGTCAAATACAGTAAATGCAAACAACTCATCCAATAGCCCTAAAGCCGGAGCCGGTTTCCTAGTTGTGAGAAATCTAAGTGACTATTCGGAAATACCGAGTCCAAATAAGACGTGGCTTTACGTTTGGCAAGAGTTTGAAAATTTATCTGGCGCAATATACTCAAGGCATATGGGGACTGGATCGGGAACCATTCCTGTCTGGTCTGAATGGCGAAGAACAGATGTTCCAATTCAACCTGCAGATGATATCGAAGCGCGTGGACCAAATTTTATTAAGTGGTCAAGTGGTGACATGGAGCAGTGGGGAACATACAACCTTGTAACAGCCATAGACAAGCCGTATGGTAGCGGATACTACAGTGGTGTTACTGCCAATATGAAATTTCCGATTGCATTTACATCAAAGCCAAACCTTTCCGTAACAGTTGAGGATAACTTTGCCAATAGTGTTGTACCTTACTTAGTTTCGAATACAGGAGTTCAGATTTGGTATGTATACGGTCTAGAAAAACATGTATCATCGACAAGATTAATACATTGGACAGCGAGAGGAAGGTGGAAGTGATGATAAACGAACGTATCAAAAAATTGGAGATTGATTTAGAAAATCTAAATCCAAAATTGGTGGAATTTAACAAAGTCGTAGAATCAGAACAACTGAAGCTTAGCGAGGCAATGAATAATCGTAATCTTGTTAAAAATCAGGTGGATGTATTAAATGAAGAAATTATGTTTTGGAAGACTGTTCAGGAAAAAGTTTCGAAACTAGGTATACAGTTAATGACAGTAGATGTCGATACAGACATAGAGGAGTAATTATGAACGAAATCATATTATTTATTAAAAGCGATCCATTGTGGGTCGCTTTAGTATTATTACCGCTAGCAATCATAGCGAAGAATTTACTCGGTGCAGGTCACGCACAACAATATAATCAATTAAATTGGAACTATCTGAAACGTGGATTGTACAAAGGATTACTAATTTACATGGCAATCGCGGTTCTGTCCGTCATGGCTGCTCTAAGTAATGATTTGAGTGTCAACGTTAATGGAACGAGTTTAACGCTCGTACAAGCCGTTACTGTGATAATCATGGGAGCGGTCGCCGTATACGTTAAAGATATCTTTGCACTGTTTCTACTAATCTTTAAACAACCAACAACTATTGATGAAAATAAAGTAATTAAAACAGAAAGCGGTACTTATGAGTACCAGGAGGACAAGTAATGTTACAATTCACAGAATATGCTCAACAAGTTGGGTTAACAGTCAAACAAAACTTTACAGGTAAAGTAAGCTCAGTTTACGGATCAACACGTGCATCAAGCGCTGCACATCGAAAACCCATTGAAATGGTAGTAATTCATACAACCGCAAATACCGCACCTGCAGTTAACGAAGCAGCAAACCTTGCGAATAACAATGGAACCAACTCATTCAATGCAGTAGCGGATGCAAATGAAGTATATGAAACAGTACGCTTCAGTGATGTTTCCCATCATGCTGGAGACAAGGATGTTAACCAACGTTCTATCGGTGTTGAACTAGTTGAATCCAACATTGAGCAAGGATACATTAACTTAGTTAAGTATCTTGGATATGCAATGGCTCAATTGGGCTTGTATCCGTCCACAAAGACCGTAAGATTGCATGGTGAGTTTGTACACACATCGTGCGGTACGTTCTACAAACGCAAAGGAATGAACCATATCGTTCGTGATATTATCAAATACTACGAGATTGCATTAAATGGAACTTCACAAGAAGTAACACCAACTCCTAAACCTGAACCAATTATTAAATCAAATGAACAGATTGCAGCACAAGTTATGCGTGGTGATTGGGGTAATGGTGATGATCGATACAATCGACTCACAAATGCAGGTTATGACTACTATGCAATCCAAGACATTATCAATGGCGGAGTAACGCCTACAAAATCAATTAATGATGTAGCGAACGCAGTTATTCGTGGCGACTATGGAAATGGTCAAGCTCGCTATGACAAGCTACGTGCAGAAGGATATGATGCAGATGAGGTCCAATCTAGAGTGAATGAGATTTTAGGATAGTTCTATGTCCAACTATGAATTTATGGGAATGATTGTACTTGTTGCTATTCCTACAGTCACAAGTATCTTCAAGTTATCAATTTCAATTGCTAAATTTGCAAATGCTGTAGAAAACCTAACTGCATGGCAAAAAATCAAAGATGATAAGGATGACGAACAAGACAAACGCTTGGATAATCATCAGCAAGAAATCGATAAGATTAAGAAAAATCATTATGAAAAAAACAGAATAAACTAAAAAATGGCCATTTTCTTTTGTGAAAGTGGTCTTTTTTCTTCGTGTTCATTGAGTAATACACGTGTTCATTGAGTAATACAATAGAAGCGCAATAGAAACTAGATAGTAATGTGCTATGTTCAATGTGGTTGTATACCTATAATTACATCTCGTATCTAAAATACAGCCATTATACGCTCGCTGGAGTGTTAGAATCTGACCTACTCCCGTGAGTTTGTGAAAAAAGAAGGTTGCCCTTCTTTTTTATAGATTTACAATATAGTCAATAAAAGTAACAACTTAAGCAAAATGCATTCATCTTTTTATATATTTAGTCGTATACTTTTGTTGTTGAATAGCATTCTCTATAATAGCTATTTGATAAAGGAACAATGAAGAACTTCCTTTCTTCCTGATGTACTTGATCAGTACATTCACTAGTGGTTATATACTGTCTCTCAACTCTTTTATCTAATCAGATAAAGAAATATGTATATAACTGTAAATCAAATGATCGGTGGGGATTATTTGGTACAAAAAGCGCCCTTTCTCCAAGGCGCTTTTTACATATTAATCATTAAAAACTACAATGTAAACGTTTCCTTAACAAAACTTACTTGATTTATGGTATGGTCATTCCTGTTAGTGCAGAGGGGAAAATTACCGATGAGTTAATAACTGCATCAGAACACAGTGAAGGTGTCAGGTTTGTTATAAAAAATAGTGGAGAAGAAATAGAAATAATTCATGCTAAAGATGACTCATATGTTAAAGTTGCGGGTTATAAGTATTCACCAGAAGACTATTTAGAAGCTGTTACAGAGCAGTCTTTAGATAATTCTCAATATCCGATAACAACTTACTTATCTAATTATAGTCAAATATTTGTCGAAGATGTGGTAGCTCCTGAAGTGGAGTCGAGACAAATGGCACAAGCGTATTGGGATGTGATTCCTCCCACAACAGGTTATAGAGCTGATAGATTTATTGGGGTCGTGAATACGAGTCATAATCAAAATATTGCATTTATCGGAACAAGCGCAGGACTTACTACTGCAATTACAAAGTTAAGCTCTATTGGTCAACTTTCCGTGGCTGCTATAAAAGCAGCATTTACATTGACATTTGTGAAAGCCGTTCTTGTTGCTGCGGTTGCAGCAGAGGTAGTCGCATTCGTGGCTGGGAAATATCTAGCTCCAGTAAAAACAAATAAATGGGAAGCCTTACACTCAGCTGCACCAGCTGCAAAAAACACTTGCCAGATGATAACATACGTTGGAAATCAATCGTTTACAGGTAGCAAATATTATACTTACTACTATTATGCCAACCCAGGGTATTAGACTAGTTAGAGGTGATTGAGATTGAAGATTTTAGATGGTTTGATTATTGCGTTAGATGTAGTTTTATTCTATTTTATTTTGAGTAAATTATTTGTTGACAATTACCAATCAATAATTATTCTTCTGGTGATTAGAGAAGCATATGTTGTCTTAACTATGAGAAACCAAATTATGCTCCGAGAAGACCTTAGAAGAAAAAATGATCATCCACTCTCTTAACTGAGAGTGTTTTTTTATTATAATACTTACTGTAGTGACCTATGACTAGGTTAGTTGAGTTAATAGTGATATACTAAGGTTAATTAGTCTAATATTTATGGATTTCTGATTTTAAAAGGAGGTCTTAAAATATGATTGTTTCCGATCAAACGCTATCAAAAGAGTTGATTAGAAAGTTGCAATTAAACGAACTGTACTTGTTAAAAGAGTTTAATGATTTTTGTTCAAAACACATGATTCCCTTTACACTGGATTTTGGGTCAATTATTGGCGCAATAAGACACAGGGGGTTCATTCCTTGGGATGATGATATAGATATAGCGATGCTTAGATGGGATTACGATGTCTTTTTAGAATTGACTAAGCAATGGAATAATGAGCATATTTTTGTTCAAAATTATGACACTGACCCGCAATATGTCCATTCATTTACCCGCCTTCGTTTGAACAATTCGAAGGCATTACAAGAAGAATGGTCACATCTCGATGTACATCATGGAATTTTTATTGATATATTCCCTTATGATGTTATGCCATCCTCAATTGATGCAATAAGATTGCATGAAGAAGAAATTAACATTCTACAAGAAGCGAAATTAAAGCGCGTTAAATTACTCAGGGATAATGATAAAGTGTTATGGGAGAGAGCGAAGATACATTGCCCTCTAGCTCTTAATTCAATGCAAGAGTTAAACAAAATACAAACCAAAGTCATGACGAAGTACAATGAAACACATAGGGATTCAGATTTTGTAACGCATATGACTCAGGGATTTAAAACATACAGAGAATACAGAAGGCGAATACATGATCATCTTAGACCTTCTTATTATGCTTTTGAAAAGATACTGCTACCCATCCCTAATAATTATCAATTCATACTGCATAACACATACGGAGATTACCTTTCTTTCCCACCAAGTAGTCAAAGAAAACCTCATCACGGATTGATTGAATTAGAGTTTAATGAAAAAATAAATATGAAAATCTGACATAAAAACTGATAACTTCTAAATATATAATGGTAAATAGATGTAGACTAATAAAAAAAAAAGAAGGAGCAGTTGCTCCTTTCTTTTATCAAATCTCAACCGCACCACTATTCATTTTTAAAAATTCTATCTCATAAGCAGTTTTAAAGTCAAACATTTTGCGAGGCATTGAGTTGATTTTAAAGGCAATGTCATCAAGATATTG